TCCGAATACAATCGTGAACTCTGGAACAGTGGTAATGATAAAGATAAAGAAACTGTTCGTAAGCAGAAGCGTAAACTGTCTTACTATTCCAACATCTACGTTGTGAAAGATCCTGCTAATCCTGCTAACGAAGGTAAAGTCTTCCTGTTCAAATACGGTAAGAAAATCTTCGATAAAGTCATGGAAGCAATGCAACCTGAGTTTGAAGATGAGACTCCTATCAATCCTTTTGACTTCTGGCAAGGTGCTAACTTCAAACTCAAACTGGTGAAGAAGGATGGTTACTGGAACTATGACAAGTCAGAGTTTGATCGTGTTTCTCCTCTTCTGGATGACGATGATGCTCTGGAAGCAGTTTGGAAGAAGCAATATTCTCTGACTGCTGTAACTGCTCCTGACCAATTCAAGTCTTATGAGGATCTTGAAAAGCGTCTGAAGTATGTTCTTGGTCAAAAGAATGCTCCTCGTCCTCGTCTGGATGAAGAAGTTGATGATGAAGATAATGATCGTGGTTCTTATACTCCCGACTTTACTTCACGTCGCCCTGAACCAGAACTTCCTGTTGTGAGTTCTTCTTCTAATGACGATGATGAAGACGATGCTCTCTCTTACTTCCAGCGTCTTGCTGAAGAATGATCATTCATAAAGTCTGATATTATCAGCACGTTTTAGGGTTTCACTCACATACTGGGTGGAACCCTCTTTATATGCCATAATTTCTTCCATATCATTTAGAATGATACCAAGATACTCTTGCTTTAGAATAAAGATATTTCTCTTATTATTTTCAAGACTTTCTTCATACTCATAGTTAGTGATTGGGACTGTTATATTTCTTCTATCAACTTGAGCATCAGTTAAGAAGTCATAGTATGAAACTGAATAATCTTCTGCTACACGAAGTCCTGCTGGAACAACTAGAAGACCTTGAGTATTTTTAACTTCTACTGTTTCGTAATGATGAACTCCTGAGTATAAAGTTTCATAGTCACCATACTTATCCAAGACATAGGTATCGAAGTTATTTTGCTCCATTGGCCATTCAGTTTGAACATTAATTACATTGTTACACAAAAGAATTACCCAATCTAAAGAAGCATCATTATAAACCTTATACGCCACATTATCTGGTCTATCATCTCCTTGGATTTTGTACTTAGTAAAGAAAGAAAGATCTTGAAAAATATCAGGTCTTATTTTTCCTTTCTTGAATAAGTTTTTAACTTCGATATAATCTCCAATCTTCGCATCAGGAAGTCTGCTAACATAATCAACTTCTGGAAGGTAACTGAAGTAATTTGCCATTTTAGAAACCTACGTTTGAGTCGTCTTGTCCATACTCATCATCAAATAGAGGCTCAAGTTCTTGGAATTGTAATGTCATTCTGTATGCTGTCATTGATTTTTCTTCACCACCATATGTCATATATGTTCCATCTGGAGTGTAATCAACTGAGCAAGAAGTAAGAGCACATTCTTTAAATCTATTTAAGTATGGATGTGCTTTTCCACCTGCGGTTACATAAGAAATGGCAAAGGTGTGAGGTGCTTTAAGTAGTAATGAAGTTTTACTTCTTTTCACGGACATTGATTGTTTAAAAGCACGAATGATTCTTCTCACCATTATTGCTTCATCTTTACCTCTTGGGTAAAAGGAAAATTGGAATGAAAAAGTTCTCAGTCCTGGACTACTAAAAAGAAGTTCTAGGTTATTATTGAAGGCAGCACCATATGCTCTTCCCGCTACGTTTCCGCCAGCAGTTGCCGCTGAACCAAATAAAGATTTAACTGCTGTCTGAGCATCTCCTGCTTTTGTTGCTGCTGCTAATGCCTCAGCACTTTGACCAGCTTGGTCTTTTGCTGCCTCTACACCTCCCGTGAAATAAGAATTAGCTAATTTTGCTGCCTCTGCTTGAAGTTGATTGAGGGTATCATCCTGCCAGGAAACTGTATTACCATCACTAATTCCAGATGGTACTGGAAGTGTAATTCCACCTATTCTTTTAGAACCAGATATAATTGGTATGCCAGAGTCTAGTGTAACTACTCTTTTCTTTGTACTTCCGAAAGAACCAGTTCCTCCTTGAGACTGATTTTCTTTAGCAAGTGATGGTGAATATTCGAGAATTGAAAATCTTATTACGTCCTGTAGTTCTGATTTTAAATTCAATGGATATTTTAAATCATCACCATAACTGGTTCTAGTACCATCTTTATAATCATTTTCTTGACCAAGAGCTTGTGATTGTTGTTGATTTAATCCACCTTGTTGACCTGTGCCATCACCAGTATTTCCAGTATTATTATTTGGTGCTGATGTTGGATTTAATAAACTAGAAGCATTTGTTGCCCCACCTTTTTGTGCTGTTTGTGTTCCAGCTGTAGTAATTGCTTGTGTTCCTGTCGTGCTTGATAATGATGATTTCTCAGCAGCAGTTAAATTTGCTGTTGAATCTGCAGTAAATTTCTTGGTCTTTGGATCATAAGTACCAAGACTTTGTTGTGTATTTAAAGCATTTGCTCTATAGACTTGAGTTACCCCTGTTTGTTTGTTAACTGTAACAGATAAATTTCCACCAACTCCTGTTAGTTGAAAAGGTGGTGATTTACTTGAGTTTCCAGGTTCGCCATAAACCTCTGTTGCCATCAGATATAAGGGGGGTTTTTATTTATTTAGACGGAATTTGGCATATGGTATAGATAGCATCTCATCCAATTCCTCATACTTAACGACATGGAGTTTTCCAATAACTTCTTCCCAAGTATATTGTCTACCCTCTCTCCAATGGAAATTGAGTGCCTTGAATCCCCATCTCTCTAAAGATGTACAAGCAATTAGTGGGTGCTGATCGTATTCAATATCTGGAGTTTTGGGACGATATAAAAATGTATAAAACTTTCCTGGTTCTGGATATAAAACTTCTTCCTTTAACACTTCCATAATCAACATCATTAAGTCTTCTGGATCAGTTACTTCAGCATCATCAATTTTTTTCTTAAGCTCTTTCATCCTAGGGGGAATAGTATCCTTAACATATTGACCAAAACCTTGTGCCATTACTTAATACCTAACTCTTCTTCTGTGATGATTTTAAATTCTATTAATCTATCATCACAAAATTCTTTCGCTGCTTTCCACTTTGCTTGATTTACTTCATAAGTAACACATTCGTGGATGTATGATTTTGTTGCTCTTGATTTTTTTATTGGAGGTCTTGTTTGTTTTTTTGGTTTAACCTCAACAACATATGTTTTAATTTGTCCAGTGCTTTCTTTTACCTTTATGATAAAGTCTGGATAGTACCTATGAACACGCCTATCTACAGGTGAGATGTATGGAATATAAAATTCTTCACTTCCCCACTCAAGAATACTTTCATTTAAATCACACCAATGACAAAACTTTCTTTCCCAACTGCTACGACAAATGATATTATTTGGATCACCTTTGTACTTTTTAGGGTAAGATGGTTTGTACTTACTTTTAATACTTTCTCCCATACATAATATATAAAGTCAAAAAGTATTTATAAATGCCTTCAACAAGGAATTTATCTCAAATTAAATCGGCACTTTTAAATCCGGCAACAACTTCCCACTTTGAAGTTACCATTCCTAAACCGGAGGGATTAACTTCGGGATATCTTGGTGAGAATGGTGTAAGATTTGAGCAAGATAAGTTAAATCTTCTTTGTTCTGATGCCATACTTCCTGGATCTACATTTACTACTCATGATATTACTGGTGACTATCATGGAACGATTCATCGCCATGCTTATAGAAGATTATATGATGATAGAATTGACCTAAGTTTTTATGTGGATGCTCAAAATTATTTACCTATTAGATATTTTGAAACCTGGATGAAATATATTTCCGGGGAACAAATTGCTTCTAGTGAGCAAGGTCGTCCTGGTATTGCTGGTGAAGATTATTTTTACAGGATGAATTATCCAGATCTTTACATTGCTAAAAGTGGATTAACAGTTACGAAGTTTGAGAGAAGCAGTTTTGGTGGTGTGAAGGGAAATAAAGGAGATCAATTAATTTATAATTTTGTGAATGCTTTTCCTATCGCCATACAATCTATGGCAGTATCATATGATAGTTCTTCTTTATTGAAATGTACTGTCTCCTTTTCATATATTAGGTATTACGTAAATCCAGCATCACCTACTTCAGAACAAAATACAACAAACCCATCTCAACAAGCTTCTATAAATGGAAGTTCCTTTAAGACATCTGATTTGGGATTAAATTATGAAAATTATACTGTTACAGGCGGTGTAAGTTACCCTTCTGCTCAGGCTTCTGGAAATACTGTCGAACAATCTTTTTCGGGGGAACAACTCTTTTAACCAATCTAAATAATCACACTGAACAACCTATAGGACATTATGCCATTACCAAAGATTTCTACGCCAACTTATGAACTTGAGTTGCCATCGTCAGGACAAACAATTAAATACAGACCTTTTCTAGTCAAAGAAGAAAAGCTTTTAGTAATTGCTTTGGAGAGTGAAGACACAAAGCAAATTACAAATGCTATTAAGGCTGTAATTAAAAATTGTATTTCCACTAAGGATATTAAAGTGGAAACTCTACCAACTTTTGATATTGAGTATTTGTTTTTGAATATTAGAGGAAAGTCAGTTGGAGAAGAAGTGGACGTTAATATTATCTGCCCAGATGATGGTGAAACAA